CTTGACCATATCTGGATGGTGAAGGTGGCATGCCCAGGTCCGTAGTACTGCGACATGAAGTCAGTGATCGGGATGCCAGCGGTGGTGAGGTAGATGTCCTGGGTGTAGGGCTGGAAGACGATGTAGTCGACGTAGTGGTTCTCGTTGGCAGCCGCGGCGGTGACGGTCAGGACGAGGTTGACGTTCACTGCGCCGGCTGGAGCCACCACGTTGGTGGCTGAGGCGGTCACAAGGCTGGCGGTGGTGTCGGTCGCGGCGGCGGTGCTCGTGCTGATGACGCCACCGCTGGCGTTGAGCCACTGGACTGCTATCGAGACCGCTCGCCCAGTGGTGGCTGCCTGGAACTGACCTGAGAAGTTGTAGGTCTGCCCCGCGGTCACCGCGGTCACGTTGTACAGGGTGGCCGTCATGTTGCCCGCCGCGACAGCATGCATCTGCATAACCTGGCCGCTGGCGAAGCTGATGGTGGTGTTGGCCCCCGCCCTCCAGTTGCCCACGGTGCCTCCGCTGAAGCTGGCACTGTCCCCGGTGACGGCATTACCGCTCAGAACCTGCATCCCGCTGTTGGTATAGGGCTGCTGGAACGTCGGGAAGGCAGTAAAAGTTTCCAGCGGGTTGGTGGTGTTGTAGGGAGCCGCGGTCAGGGTGGGGATCTGGGTCAGCACCACTCCCGTGTTGTTGCTGATGGCCGGGAAGTTGGTGCCAGTGGGAGGCCAGGTCTGCCAGGTACCCACGCTGGTAGCCATGACCCCGTCGTCACGAACCAGCAGTTCGTTGTAGCCATGGTGAGCAATCTGGGTGCTCGGGTAGCTCGACAGGGTCGTGACGAACTCGGTGATGCCCTGGGGCGAGCCTTTCAACTTGTAGAGATGGACAGCGTTCTCGACTAGCAGACGCTCCTGGTACATGCCCATCTCTGGCTCATGCACCAGGCCGAACTCCTGCATGAACAAGGGCAGTAACGACCCCGCACAGTTCAGGGGGTCATTGATTGAGGACAGGCTCTCTAGCTCGGTGCGTATGAAGTCGAACTGGAAACCAATCAACTGGAGGTATCGCTGTAAAGGCGGGGTGGGGCCGTCGACAGGCCATGGGTTATATTGGTCAACTAAGACCACGTCCATATCCCGGTAAGCCATAGGTAGCAGGTTGTAGAGCCGTGCCCCATAGCCCCAGTTGAGCGGCACCAGGGCGATGAGATCGGTACAACGAACCCACATGTTCTCCGAAAGGCTCCAGCCGAACATGGTGTAGTACTGGAACCCTTGTGGCAGGTAAAGGTCAGTGATGTGTTGCATGGCATCGACCACGATGGAGTCTTTAGGGTCACCGAAGACATTGGAAGGAGCCGCAGGAGGGTTATCCGCGAACTCGCTCAGATCGAAGACCTGGAAGCCGTCGTTCTCGTCCATGGGTAGGTTCCGCGGGTTCCGTACCAGGCGCAGATAGGCACAGTCTGTAGATGGCGGGGTGTTCCACTTGAGGTACAGGCTGGAGTAGCTCAATGGCATCGAGGTGAAAGGAGCTACCGAGAAGTCGGGCCTGACAGTGGCCGGGTCTGGGCCGAACTGGCCGACACTGTAGAAGCTGACCCCGTAGACGGCCATCAGATCCCCAGTGCCATCCAACACATGCACACCAGGGCCTGGCGGTCGACCCTGATGTCTTCGATGAACTGGATCATGGCCCCCTGGGGGCTGAGGCCCAGGAGTACGAGTTGATCCTCCATGTACTGATAGGCATACCAGCCCAGCATCGAGCCGCCGGGGAAGGGCATCTTGCAGTAGATGAAGCTCAGAATGTAGGAGAACTGTGCCGGCGTGAGATCGACCCAGAGGTTGCCGTTGCCATCGGTGTAGCCAGAGGCGAAGCCGCCGCTCATTTTCCAGCGCCGGCCATCTGGCCCGGTGAGGTTGTGATCGTTGGGATCGAGCTTCTGTGAGGCCAGGTAGGAGTTGATGATCCCTTGCACCTGGGAGGAGTTGAGGCCGGCTACCTTGGCCTGGGCCAGCGTGATCAGGTCATCGCCATCCACTGCCCCTGGAGCCGTGACCGGGCGGGTAAAGGGCCTGGCCCCGTCATGGCGCATGTACTGGGGGTGGTCGTCGCCCCCCAAGCCCGTCAGCATGAAGTGTCGGTGGTAATGCGACGGTGCCGGCGGTGGGGTGATGCAGTTGCGAGCGTCAACATGGCCTTCGGCCTTGCTGTTGTAGAGGTAGTTGATCGAGCGGCCCACCGTGTTGGACCCAGGTGTCATGAAGGGCTTCTGGCCCAGGATTTGCTCCAGGCTTATGATCTCGGTGTGAAGATCTTTGGTAACCGCGGCGGCGTCGAGGGTGAGGTCGACTGTGGTAGTAGTACCGTCCAGATTCTGGACGATGAAGATCTTGGTGCCATCCTGAGGCTGGTTCTGATAGGCAACAAAGTCGCGGATCGCCAGGGGATAACGCTGAGCGGCGGGGACAGGCGGTGGGGCCGGCATCAGATCCCCATTGCTATCCAGGTGAAGGACACCCATTGATTTGGCTGCCAGGAATAGTCATGTGAGAACTGGACCGTGGCTGATGACCCCGACACCCCCACCAGGGTCTGCTGGGCCTCGATCCAGTTGTAAGGCGGGCAGCCACCGCTCCCTTGGGGTGGCAGCTTGGTGATCTGGACCGACTGAACGACCTGACCGTAGGTGAGACCGAAGCCAAAGGTCACCCGGCCATTGCCATCGGTGCAGCCTGAGAAGAGGCCCCCGGTGATCCGCCAGGCAGTGGAGGACGATGACCCAAGCAGTGGAGTTCCGCCACGCGCCCCGGCCATGAGAGACTGGGTGGAGGCATTGATCATGCTCTGGATCTGCCCCTGGTTCAGGAAGCCGAAGCTACGTAACTGGCTCAGCGGTACGAGGTCTGCTGGCGCACTGCCGGCTACGCCTCCCACGGGCCGGCTGAAGCCTGGATACCCGGTGACTTGCATGTATTGGGGGTGGTCGTTACCGATCGCGTCTTCCAGGTTGCTGTGATGGAGATGAGTGTGGTTAGTCGGGGCCTTGTTGTTGTAGAGATACTGAATGGCCCCGCCGACTGATGTGAAAGGCGTGCCAAGGAAAGGGTTGGCTCCGACGATTTTCTCCAGGGCCACAATCTCGTCGTGACACTCATTAATGCTCAAGGCCCAGATAATGTCGGTGTAGTCGTGGAAGACCGTGAAGACCTTGATCGCGGCAGGGAAGGTCGCAGCCATTAGTAAATCACGCCTCCGGTAGCTGTCACGTTGATACCGCCTGGGTTTGCTTGAGGGATCTCATACGCCGCGGTGACGACATCAGCCAAGGTCTGAGGGCTGGCCTCTGCTCGGGAGCACACTGTCACGTTGACATAGTCCACGCCCTCGACTTCCATGACCGCGTGGTAGACGCTCGACAGGGTGATCCTGGAGCCGAAGTCCACTACCGAGAACAAGAAGAGGTTCTGGAGCGTCGCCGCCACCGCGCTCTGCACCGTGGATTGATGGTAGTTCGGCAGCACCGCCACGTTGGCTGTGATGTTGACCGGGACGTAGCCGGCTTGGAGCACTCCATTCTTGTTGTACTGAGGCGGCAGGATGACGATGGACACACCTACCATCTTCTTGTTATCCATCTGCCCAGTCATATTGGAGTTGGTGATCGAGGGGGCCAGAGCGTTCACTCGATTGATCAACGTGGGCACGTCTGCAATGAAGCTGCCGGCGGGGTGAATGTAGATGTTCACCGCGTTGTAGGCCGTGGAGATGGCAGCGGCCTTGGCAACGCTCGGGATGTTCAGCACCAAGGCGGCATAGTCGTCCAGTGCCACCGCTCGGTTGATCGCGGTGATCGATAGCGGAGCATGTGTACGAATATGGTCGGTGGTTTCGGCATCAGCCCCGCCGGTAGCCGGTTGAGAGTTGGTGACTGAACTGATCGCCTGTATACCCGTGACCAACTGATTGAGTGAGTTCGGGGCCACGTTGCCGATGGCTCCTCCACCCACCATGTAGCTGGCTGTGATGACTGCCCCAGGAGCCGGGATGCGCCCGGTCAGGTCATCCCCGAAGACGACGGTGACGACGCCGTTAGCGTCAACGGAGAGGGTGTACGCACTCTCGGTGGAAAAGGCGTCGATGATGCGCTGGTGGTATGTCCACATGACCGGGCCGCTGCCCTCATCAACGAATACCTGGACGGTTCCATCTACCACAGGAGTGTTGAAGAGGGTGTACATCTGATTGGGCGTGGCGTCTGAGATCCCTATGTTCTCACCTGCGGTGGTCTGGCCGTGCATGGCCGCGACCTGGCCGGTGTAGTTGTTTGGAGCCGCGGGTTGGTAGGTGATCGAGATGCTGACGCCGTTGGCCGGCACGTTGCCGTTGGTGCCGTTTCCGAACAAGACCGTGTTGCCATTGATGACGGTATAGACCTGGGAGCCGACGCCGCTACCCGGCACACCCACAAAGCTGTTGCCGGGGGCCAGGCTCCAGGCTGTGCCGCCCACCGTCACCGTCTGATTTCCGCCCCCGCCTGTGAAGTTGTAGAGAGGCCAGGGGATGGTGCCGGTGGTATCCCCCAGGTAGAACTGCTGATTTGCTGCTCCGCTGCTGGTGGTGTTGATCGCCGTGGAGACCGCGTCGCCATAGATCCACAGGTCTGCCACGGTCTCAAAGACGATGGGAGACCCGATCAGGAATGTCGACACCTGGGTGCTCTTGGGGATCAAAACCGGGGTAGGTGCCGGCGAGGAAATGGTGAACTGCAACCCTGGTGGCGCGAGGGGGTTCTTCGGATCACCTACCGTCGCAGCTACGTTGCCATGGGGCGTGTAGTCCAGCAGGGTGGCGATGTTGAGTATCGACTGGCGCTGTTGGGCGGTGGCAATAAACGCCTCGTTGGCGATCCGGTCGATATAGAACGACAGCACATCCCCGGTGTAGGCAAAGAGTTCCAGGAGCACTATTCCGAAGTCGCCAGGAGCGCGGTCGGTCCATTCCGGCAGATAGCTCGGGATCAAGGTCAGCATGTCGTTGACCAGGCTCGTGTAGTCCCGGCTGGTGTAGTCAATAGGGGGGACTGTCACACTCCCGCTGACGACATCAGCGATGGTGCTGATGGAGACTGGGGCGACACTCATACGGTTATCTCCACCTGGCTGCCGTTGAGGTTGACAGAGAACGTGTAGGTGGTGGGTGAGTTGCCCACCGTGAAGGAGATCATCATGATCACGATCCCTGAGTAGTTAGGCTCACTCTGGCGCACGAACTCGACTTCGGTGATCGTGATGTTCGGTTCGTAGGTGGCGATCTGCGTGTTGAAGTCCGCAATGATGTTCTGCTCTTCGATGGGGTCGTCGTTCTCAAAGACGAAGCGGTAGATGCCGACGCCATACGTAGGTC